TTTGTTATACTTATTGACCCTTTGATATGAAGCATACTTCCTGATTCATCCCACCACAAACCTGACGTACCCGCATAATTGCCAAGCACCATATCCCCGGTATTGTCAATGTAAACATTCCATGAATTACCATCCCAATAGCCCATATAGCCTGCAGTCAGTTTCAGGCCGGGGTCTGTATCCACAGGAGTTAATGTTGTGGGAAGATCATCTATTAAATCCCATGTTGCCATCGTGGAAGTCTGTTGGGCTATTGCGGTAAGAAGTGCAATCTTGGCATTATAATAGTCTTTCCATTTTGTATCCCATGTGGACCTTACAACTGTTGTGGTTTCTCCCATATCACCAAACAGGTTCAGGGTAGTATTCAGGTATGTATCAAGAGCTGCATAAGCATTATCAAAAGTCGTATGACTAACCCCAAGGGCGATTGCCTCAGCAGGAATAGTCCCTGTTGTAGGATAACCTTCTACAACAATAGCATCCCACATTTGTTTGAGGGTTTTCTTTTCTCCCGGAACAACCTTAGTATCACTTCCGTAATCATTAATAAGGCCTATTGCTGTACCTGAATTCGTAATAGCAGTCTGCAGGTCTGAATATTCTGTGGTGCTTATATCATTCAATGATGTTGGCCTGTCTGAGATATTGATATAACCGTCAGCCCCCACAATACTGATAAACCCCTTCAAGTAAACATTATCTGCAAAAAAGCCAAACCCTTCAAGTTCCCCGAAGTCAGGATCATCTATACCTTCAAGATTGCCGATGGCGAATTTCATGTGATCTGCGAATACTCCGTCATCAATGCCTGCATATCCCACGATAATAGGATTATTTGGGTTTATCGGGTCCGTAGCTTTCAGAAGGATGACATTCTGCCTGTCAGTCTCAGTTGGATGCCCAAATTGGCAAAGGTCCATACCGTCCCAAGGAGTATCTGACCCGGATACCGCTGTAACAGTTATATAGTCTGTTCCTTTATATGTAACCTGACCATCAAATTTCTTCACACCGGCAGACCACTGCTGGGCTGTAACATAGTCGCCCACTTCAAACATGATCTCGTTTCCTTTGCCGGTATCAAAGTAGAGATTATATGTAGGGTATGTTCCTGTCCATGATTTAACCTCACCATCCCCGGCAGAGATCATCAAGGCTCCTCCCATGTGTTTGATCTTTTGGATTACAAGTTCGGAAACAGCTAATCTTCCCCTGACAATGAGATTATCAAGTTCCATAGTAACTATTCCTTCTTCGTATTTCAGGGAATAGCCCCAGCCTCCCCATCCTATGATAAGATTGGACCCTATGTTCTTGATGTCGTCAGCGTGTGCCTGGTCCTCAAGGACGATTCCATGATCCGGGGTTTTCTCGTAGATATGATCTGTTGCGATCTCCTCAATGATCGCGGAGGGAGTTATGAAGTTGCTACCATTATACACAAGATTTGCCGTCCCCATGACATTGGAGACTGATGTGAATACAGGTATTTGTCCGGAGACAGGCGTTCCCGAATAGGTGATCCATCCCTTCCCCCCTGGCCCTCCTCCTCCAGGACCGAAATAGGTCGCATCTAAGATTACATCAATGTCATAATCTTGATTGGTTATGTCAATATTGATATCGTCAGCCATTCGGAAACGAATTTAGGTCTTGGCTGGTTTTATATCACTAAACCTGCCAGTTTTAATTATAGTCCTCTCCCCATTGGGAACTCCGAAGTCAGTATCAGGAACGATGATCTTTACCTGTATCTCATTTTTATTTGCCGGAGCTGCAAGTGTTTCCGCTGCCGTAAGATAAAATAATACCCTGACATCTCCTGGGGCAACTTCTTTGGTAGAAGCCTCCCTCCAGGAACTATCCGGCTGAGTGTTAAGATAAAACTTGGCTATGACTGTACCATCAATGCTATTATAAATCCAGATATTTACTTCTTTGATCTGGTCGGTATCGGAAGGGTCCAGTTGATTGCCGTTTTCATCCCTGAGCCTGACTAAATACTTGGGCGTACTCCCAGCAAGTAATCCTGACATGAGATAGTGGCATTAAGTTATTATGCTTGCTCAAGATAGAGCACATTGACCTCAAGCTTTCCTGCTGTGATGCCTGACCAGTTTGCTCCTGGTGTTGCCCCGATCCATACCTTTGTTGCTGCGTTAGCCGGCGCAACAGCCCAGAGAAGTGCAAGCAATGTCCATACGATAACATCAAGGGTATAGCACTGTACTGATGCCATAAACTGAGCTCCTGCAGATGCGTTACCTGCCGTAATGGCGAGTGTTGTGCCTCCTGTGAATGTCGCTTTGTTTTTGACCCTGACCTCAAGTACCCTGGCATCGGCAGGGATAATTGATCCAAGGTCTATATTCTGAGCTGTCGTGTTTGCCGGATTAGTGAAGTTAAAGTCACATCCTGCTACTCCATAAGCCCCAATGGTTTTCTTAACGCATTTGAGATTGGAGAACATAACATCAGTTGTGCCATCGCTGAGCTTTATCTGGCTGCCAAATTGTGTAAGGGTAAGCCATTTTGAATAAAGATCGCTCCAAAGCTTGATTTGGGGCAGATACCCCTTTAGCCTTATTAATTCTGTAAATATGCCTTTCATAGCTTTAAGGATTTAGTTATTAATAATTGATTTGAACGAAATACCATACTGTTCGTATGTTATCTTAGCCTTATCAGGATAGCCCATAATGACAAAGAGTTTTGAGGCAGAGAGCCATGCAAGGATATCTATAAGCGAATCCGAAAGCTCCTGCGGAAGATGCAGCTTGACATAAAGAAGCGTTGATGGTATTACGGCTGTTTCTACTTTCCCGCAATGGAACCATTTGCCGAAGTATCCTCCGGTTGGTATTACCTCCCTGATATATACAGTTGGTCTCCCGATTCCGGACTTGAGGTAAGGATTATCCTGCCTCCGTCCTTCATCAGAATCTATATTGGTGATCCCCCGAACAGGCATGACCCATAAGGGGAACTTGAATTCATACAATCTCAGAAAATTTGCTGGGACAGGGATATAGCAGAGGTTGTTCTCAAATATCCTTTGGTGTGTTGCCGTCCCGCCAGTATCAGCTGTCTCTGTCTCGTTTGCATGAGCAAGGGCAAATCCGAAATGGATCGTGTCTGATACGACTGTAATGGTAAATGTGCCATTATAGGCATTATCTGTCATTCCGGATACCATTACTTTATTTCCGATAAGCAGATTATGAGCCCTGTCTGTCTTGATTGTTGCAACATTATCAGCACAAGCCCTTGTCAGGGACCTGCTGATAAGTGACAGAGGAGCCAGATATTTCAATGGAGATATCAAGACGATCTCCTTGGCAGCCTCATCTATGACAGGACCAATATAATCCTCAAAAGGGAGGCTCACCCCAGGAGGGGTAAGCTCATCCATTTTGAGTTTTACTCTTGATATGATTGAAGCCCGTTCCATCTACTTGGGCAGATCAACAAATTCAATATGAAATTCCTCGGCAAGGGCAAGCACTGTGGATTTGTTTGCGATCTGACTTGACAGCAAGCCATCCTTTACTCCATGCTCCTTGTTCTTGGAAGCATTGATAAGCCAGTCCTTCGCCTTCTGTACTGTGGTTGTTCCTTCAACTTTCAGCCAGTCTTTTCTGTCCTCCTGGCTGCCTGGAGCCGGGACTTCCTCTGTGAGAACTACGTCCGAATGAAACAATTTGAAGGTTTTATTAATCCCGCTGTCTTTATCCATTGCTTCAATCAGCTTGGGGTCATTCGTGGTAAACGTACCATTCCTCCTTGGTTCTAAAGTACCTCCACGAAACTGGATAAGCACTCGGTTTGATCCCACCATTACATAGGTATCAAACTGAATATTTTCCAGCGCAATGTAAGTGTTCTGTTTTTTTTCCATGATGATTAAAATTTATGTAAGTAATAAGGAGGAGGAGCTTATGCTCCCCCTCCTGAAAATGACTATGCTTTCGGTTGAATGAGTGCATGCACAAGCGGATACCTAAGAACCGGACCTGATGTTTCTTCCAGGACGGTAGCGATAACATTACGCTGACCTGAGCCTTTAAGGTCAAGCTGACGAGCAGAAAGAGGCTTCCAGGTATGTTTCTCAATGTAATTGAGATCCAAGACGATTGCCTTTTCTGCCCAACCTACAGTAAGGTCAAGTAGTGGGTGATGACGGCATAAAAGCTGACCAAAGTTTGATTCAATAAGGTTGAATTTAACTCCAAGAACGATCTCTGTTTTCTTAGCATCAATCTGTCTCTGGACTGTTTCAGCCTTCATCATATTGGCAGCGAAACTATCTCCCATAAAGACTATGCGCCTGTCTGATCCTGAATTTCCGGTAAAGATAGATTTCATCCAGTTGATGACTGTCGGGTTATCAACAGTCCTGTCTGATCCTCCGGTTCCATACTCAAGGGTTGTGCTGATAAACCTGGTAAGCCCACCGCACATATATCTTTCCTTGCTATTTACGACATCGGTGAATTTTGATCTTACGCCGAACAGGTAAGAATATTCCATCCTTGCCCTCATGTCATAAATGTTCTGAGCCTCATAGTCGCTGAATGACCATTCAGCTTCTTTCTCATGAAGTTTCTGGAATGTACCTTCTTCTGCCTGAGCCATGAATATCTGCAGGTAGTTATAGTCTTTCACAGGTACAATACCATAAGCAGCTGTCTGAGCATCAAGCTCGTTTTTGCAGGTCCCAAGCCTTACAATCTTGGTATTGATCGGGATTCCTGCAGAAGGAAGCACAACCTTGGCAGCATTAGCTCCAGTCCCGTACTGACTATTGATAGGCTGGATTTTAATAGTATTCGCGGATACGTTTCGGGAGATCACAAAGCAAACGAGGTCCTTACCATCTCCAGTGCCGGTTCCCACAGGCGCACCAACCACTCCGATAAACAGAGCTGTGTCATCATCGGTCCATGCTGTTACGTTATTAACAATGAGATCATAAGATGTCACTCCATCGCCACCATAGGTGTATGCTGTATTTACTGTATCAACAAGGTCTCTGGAACTGACTGCATAGAACTCTGTCTTAAAGGAGGCTACTGTTACCTGGTTCTCAATACTTCGCATAATTGTATCCAAAGGAGTGGCTGCTGGGCGCATCTCCGTAATTTTCTTGGACACAAAATCCCTGTCAATGGTAGAGCCGGCCTTAACCTCTTTTACGGTCACAGGCTCACCATCAACCACAGCTCCGGTTGCCATTGCATAGCAAATGCCAGCTCCGGCTGCCAGAGTCCAGGAAATAAAGACAAAAGCTATGAAAAATGCTATGCCAAATATCCTGGAGCCATAATAAAAAATGTTCTTTTTCATCTCGGTAATTTTAGTTAAACTTATGAATGTTGGGGAGCTTAGAATACTTGTCGTTTCTTCGCACCTTCTACAATCCTTGATATAATCTCTGCACCTTCGGGTATTGGGGTTTCTTCCTGGTCCCCTCCTCCCTTCTTAATATGAGGAAGTCCGTCATCGCTTTTTTTCTCCTGTTTCTCTTTCTCTGCTGTAATCTTCTCATTCTTCCCCTTGACCTCTCCTTCCTCTTTGGCAGCCTGTACTGCCGTATCGTACTCCAGGGCTCTTTTGATCTTCACAAGTGTTTCCTTGGTGATCTTCCCCTGGTAAATGGGCTGTAACATTTCATCAACCTGCCCAAGGAATTTCTCTGAATCTTCCTCCGTCATCTTATTTTCATCCGCGAATTCCTTGATCGCCTTTGCAGTTAATTCCATGTTTGCATCCATCTCTGCCCTCTTTGCCTCAGCCTGCTGCAGTTTTGCCATTCTTTCCTTGGAATTCTTCTCCCAAGCTTCATAATCAGGATCGCCTGGTTTAGCTTTTAAATCTTCCGGAGATACATGACGAGCCAGAGCTGCATTAAATGTTTCCCCGTTTACCATCTGCCTCACTATGTCCGCAACCCTTGGTTCTGCTATGAATAAGGAAATAAGCCTTTCATTGGCTTTCGTACCTCTTTCCTTGTACCCTTCCAGGCCCTTGACATATTCCTCATGCCCTGCCTCATATTCCTCGTCAGATGCAAACTTTCTGTCAGGAAAAGCTTTTGAAAGCCGTTCATGATACTTGTGTTTTTTCTCCTCCGGCTTTTTCTTTTCTTCTCCCTCTACATGATCCTTGTCAATAGTTGATTTTTCCTTGACCTCTTTTACAGTAACAGGCTTGTCGTCAATTACTGTGCCTGCTTTTTTCTCAGCTGATTCAGATGCTTTCGCACCTTCTTTAGATTCCTGGGATGCTTCTCCTCCGGCTTTTGTTGCGCCTTCGGATGCCTGGGCTGCACCTGCTGATGTACCTGATGCTCCTGCACTTGTACCGCCTGATGCGCCACCGCTTGAACTTCCTCCACCGTCTGCCATAGTACTTCTTTAAGTTTATTTTATGATGTTCAAATCTATGAATTTATGTTAATAACTTTGGATCATTATGATTTGAATATAGGTCAAATTGAGCCTAATTTTACAAACCAATTTCCCTTAACATGCAACCAGAGATAATCCATTCTACCACCAAGCAACGGCATAGAATAATATGGGATATATACGAGACTTACCTTAAAGAGCTTGGCAATAAGGCAAGGGATATGTCAAGGAAATCCATCTATAATGAAGTCGCAAAAAGAAGCAATTACTCCAATAATACCGTCAAGAGAGTAATCTTTTCAATCATGCGAGGAGGCGAAAATGGAAACGACTATTGAGAAGATTCTGGAGGAGAATAAGCTCCGAAGGGCATCTTTAAGCGAGTCATACAATCCCGCAACGGGACTCGGTTCTCCAATTCCAAGAACTCAGGTATCCTATTTTTACAACAATGTTCATTACACTCACTACTATCCGACAGAGATGGTAGAAGATAATCCGGCGATTCAACTTCTGAATGAAACCGGCTCTCCAGAGAAAGCTTTTGAAACAACAGATCAGCTGGTCATTGAAACGATCCTGAAAGAGATCATTGAGATCAGGTTTGATTATGACTTTGAATTTTGGGTTTTCACCTGTGTAAAAATACAGGATAAGGAAACAAAAAAAGAAATCCCTTTTGTCCTTAATAAAGGGCAGCGCAAACTTCTTCTGATGCTTGAGAAAATGCGCATGTCGGGAATACCAATAAGAGTGATCCTGCTGAAAGCCCGTCAATGGGGAGGCTCTACCCTGGTACAGGTTTATATGGCATGGATTCAGGTAAGGCTAAAGGAGAATTGGCACTCTGCTGTAGTTGCTGACGTTGAAGATCAGTCCCGAAATATCAGGGGAATGTACCGGAGACTCGCCAGGAACTATCCTAAGCATTTCGGCTCCATTACTTTTGTCCCTTATGAAGGATCATCTAAAAACAAAGTCATGGTTGAAAGAAACTGTATCATCGGAGTTGGCTCTGCCCAGGAACCTGACAGTCTCCGGTCTTTTGACTTTGCAATGTTGCACCTTTCCGAGGTTGGTTTGTGGAAATCTACTCCTATGAAATCAGCCGAGGACCTTGCTCAGTCAATACGATCTACCGTCCCTTCCATCCCTTATTCTATGATCGTCATGGAGTCCAACGCCAAGGGATCTGGTAATTTCTTTCATAGAGAGTGGCAGGCAGCAACCTCAAGAAAGAGTTCCTATGAGCCGGTCTTTGTTGCCTGGTTTGCGATTGAAAGATATCAAAAGGAGATACCTCCTGAATACTTTCAGTCATTCGCCAAATGGGTAATCGGAGAGCCGTATGCAAGAATCCTTTGGGAGAAGGGAGCCACGCTGGAGGGCATAAAGTGGTACTTTGATACCAGGGCTGGAGAGAATTACGATGAATGGAGAATGAAATCCGAATACCCTTCGGATGATATTGAGGCATTCCAGGGAACAGGCAGGAGGGTTTATTCTGCAGAATATGTCAAGAAAGCAGAGGCGGGAGTCAGGGAGCCAGATTTTATTGGAGAACTTTGTGCTGATTCTCTTGGAGGTCCGGAATCACTAAAAAATATTAACTTTGAGCAGAACTCAAGGGGAAGCCTTTATATCTGGACCATGCCTGATTATAATGAACGAGTGAATGATCGCTATGCGCTATTCGCGGATGTCGGAGGCAGGACTCCGGATTCAGATTATTCCTGTATCTCTGTCATAGATCGTTATTGGATGATGGAGGGAGGAGTGCCTGAGATAGTTGCTACCTGGTGGGGGCATCTTGACCAGGATTTATTTGCATGGAAGGCAGCCCAGCTTGCTATGTTTTACTGTAATGGCTTGCTCGCAATAGAAACAAATTCACTCAGAACATTAAAGGCAACCGAAGGAGATCATTTCATAACCATCCTGGATGAGATTGTTGCTCATTACAGAAATCTATATGCCAGGACAGAGCCGGAGAAGATCAAGCAGAAAGCACCGATCAAGTGGGGATTTCATACCAACTCCGGAACAAAGTCTCTTATCATCAATACACATAATGCTGCTCTCAGGGATGGTCTTTATGTTGAAAGGGATAAAAGGGCTATATCAGAGATGAATACTTTGGAGTATAAGCTTGACGGCAGTATCGGGGCTGTTGATGGATGCCATGACGACATAGTGATAACAAGAGCCGGAGTGGTGTGGATGGCATTGAAATACATGCCTCCTCCGACACCGTTCAAGCCGTTCAGTAATAAAGAAAAAAGTATTCAATCAGAAGCAACATTTTAATATGAAACTACTTAATTTCATTGCAGCGCTGTTCAGAGAATTCTGGACCAAGGTGAAGATAGACTGGCAGGAATGGAGAGGGTACAAAACCTCAATCTGGAATGTTAAGAGAGATAAAAAAGCCATTGAGAGGGCGATCTACCGAGGGAAACTTAAAAACCAGTCTGACGGCAGGACATACTATATCCTGCGCAACCTCGCCGGAGGATTTGATGAAGTCTCCTCGCATGAGTTAAAAGCACTAAAGGCAAGGAAGATAAAATACTTCCCAAGGTACAGGAGTTATGAACACATGATCTCTCAGACTTTTGCTATCGTTACCAGCAATGAAACACAACGCAAATCTTATGTTGAGGCAGTCAAAAATATTCAATCGGACGAATTAAAATCACTACAAGATGAAAACAATTTATAAGTATGAATTAGCCAACAAGGGACAGGCTAATGTAGAGGTCCAACTCTTGCTCCCCATCGGAGCTCTTGTTGTAGATGCTCAGATTCAGAGAATTCTTATTGAAGGCACAGAGAATCAATTTAAGGATATTATTGTTCTTTGGGCAATAGTGGACCCCAAGGAGGAGGAATTTGAAACAAGGAAGTTTATTATTGCCTGGACAGGCATGGAACTACCAACAAATTATGTTCATATATCCACCTTCCAGGATACAGCACAGAGAATGGTTTACCATATAATAGAAAAACTATGAATCAATTCTTCGGCAATGCATTTAACGAACTTAACTCACTTAAAAATGACACAGGAAGACAAGAAAATCATTGAAGATGGAGAAGCCAGAGGCATCCCTATTTTCGTTCTGACAGCGAAAGACAAAAAATCAGTAAAAGCAATTAAGGCTTATGGCTTAGCATGTTTTCCTGAGTGTTCTATTCGCCATATATTGACGGTATTCAGGAAAGATTGGGAATTCAGAGAATGGCAGAAAGCAAACCCTGACAAAGTTAAACTTCCTGACTGATGAATGCACAATTCTTCGGCACTCTGTTTAAGATTCTGGTCGTCACATTGACGATCTCAGGGTTCCTGTGGTTTACCTTCAACGATCTTGCTTATAAATACCCGAAGGCGAGGAAAATAGTCTTTTGGTATTTCGGGATATTGTTTATCTTTGCTTTAGTAACGGCAATTTTAGCAATATGGTTATAAAGTAACCGAAAATAAAATAGAATCTTTCAATGGAATTTTTTGTCTTGCGAAATAAGGCTATGGTAGATGACCTCTGTGGTCAGTTGAAGCAGAGGAGACTGCCGTTCAAGGTTGCCGTCCAGGACATATATCCCACAAGGACCTTGGACTCCAATGATTATCTTTGGGGGATCGTCTATACTCCCATCGCCGACAAAACCGGAAGCTCCGCTGATGAAGTCCATGAGGCTTATAAGAAGAAATTCAACTTTAAGCACGATCTGATATATGATCCCAAGACCAAGAAAATGATTTGGGCAACCAAAGCTCATTCCACAACCAGGATGGACATGGTAGAGATTTGGGAATATATAATGAAAGTCAGGGCTGATGCGGAGCTGGAGTATGGTATTATTATTCAGATGCCTAATGAGACATTTATCAATGAACTGAATTTTGAATTTGAAGATACCCACCAAACAAAGAGACTGTAATGGCATACTTTAGCAATGGAACCGAAGGAATGGTTTTTGACTATCAGTGTTCAATCTGTAAATACGGAGAGGAACCTTGTCCAATTGCATTGGTACAGCATGAATTTAATTATTCAGCTTGCAATAACGAAACGGCAAGGAAGATACTGGATGCTCTTGTCCAGGATAATGGGACTTGCGAGATGTGGACGGCCTTTAAGAATGACTTCGCGATCAAAGTTGATAAGGATGCTCCGTCCTTATTTGATGTTTGTTTCCCTGAATTAAGTGACAATGAATCAGTCAGAAACGGAGAGAAAGCTGGCTGATATCAAGAACTGGTATATCAAACACTGGCCCTTATGTGTCTTTTGTAACCACAAGATCAGGGAGGGTGGTGAGTTGGCTCATCTTATCAGGAGATCAGAGTCCCGAAGGCTCCAAGCAGTGAAGCTCAATACCGGACTGGCTCATCATAACTGCCATGACATCTTTGATAACAAACCAGGGGAGACGATCTTCCTCCCCAGGTTCTTTGAAGTTATGTTTATAATATACTTGCTTGATGAGGCTTACTACAACCGAATAGCCTCTATATATAATGGACCTGACTTTTCAAATGTCACCTATCCTTATCCTCTTGAGCATCATGGTCAGCTGATTACGCTGATGCCCTGCCTGCCTGTCTTGCACGTTGAGGAATATCCCTTGTCATTGCAGGACCAAGCATCGCCATTGCTGCCGGAGAAGCTCGTCCTGCCATCGCAGTCATAGCATCGCCTGGAAGCTCCGGAGCCATCTCTCCACTCTGCAATGCAGCCTGCCTTGCTTTAATGCATTCAAGAAGCTTATCTGCAAAAGGCATTGAGGTATTCTCCAGGTACATTTGAAGGTCTATCATCTGAGACTCCAGCATCCTGAGAAGTGCATCATCAACAATCTGACGGAATACCGGTGTATCATTTCCGGATGAAACCACAAGCTCAAAGTCAATATCCTGGACGAGAGCCGGATTCCACATCCTTGCTTCCTGATTATACTGCCTTCCGGAGACTGCAAGGTATCTTTCATCTTTATAGTATTGGCAAATGACCTTGAGAGCCTTTGTATCCCGATCCTGAATAAACTGATTAAAGGTGTGCATGTAGTCCAAAGTATTCAAGGTTGCATTTTGTGTTTCCTGGGCGTACAGACTTGAGGGTGTTCCTGCATTAGGCTTCATTCCTTGGATCGCCTCATGCACTCCTGATATCTGAGACAGGAGATTCATCTCAAGCTGCAGGAGTTCATGGATGCCGATGTTCGTACTCTTTGATGATATCTGCTGAGGAATCTGAGCATGAGGAGCTGGCTTATAGACAATAACTCCATTAAACCTGGTCCATTCATCAGAAAAGTCCTGAACTGACATTCCTGCCGGTATAATATCCTCCGGAACCATCAGGACTCCCTTGGCAGAGGCATTTATGATGAAGTCCATGAGGATAATCAGCCGGTTGATATACCTCTGCTGGTCAATCACATCCTCCACAAAGCCCCATACTTCCCCGTCAAGCAGGGGAAACAGGGTTATCGAGTAAGGGTGTGATTCGTGCGTATAAGGCGTTTCTGCCTCAAAGAGCACATACCCATAAGGGGTAAGATACTTTACATTCCAGAACTGTTCCGGCTTTTCCTCTGCCTCAATAAGAAGTATCTCCTCGTCAGGCATACCAAGAGCTCTGCCGAATTTAAGTCTCTCAGCATTCATCCTGGCTATATCCTTGAGTGTTTCCTTGACAATGTTATATGAACCATCCATGAGATCGTGGGCATAAGTCCTCCATTCCATTTTCAGCTCCCATACTTCAAACATCCTGCACATTGAAGGGTCCCTGGGAATGAAAAAGTCCATGCTGTCAAGCTTTGTAGCGCTGAGTCCCTGTTGGTACAGGAAGTCGGGAGTTATGACTGTTCTGTATAGCTGCCTGATCTTTGTCTCCTGGTCTTTGTTCTTGGCAAATGTAGAGATAATGTCATCAAGCGGGGCATCAATTACCTCTCCGATCCTCCGGATGTCCGTATGCCTTGGATCAAGCAGGTCCCCATTGAAGAAGATGCGGTTCGGATTAATGTTCTCTATCCACAGATCAGGGCGGTTTCTTTCCTTCCAGTACTTATATGCAATTTTCTGTATGATAGCTCCTGATATGGCAAACTCCTCAAAGAGCCTTGCATCAAGCGTTTGTGCCTTATTCAGCTGCTCTGCTGCCTGGAGGGCATTAGTAAGCATCTCGCTGACCTTGGCATCGTCCCTGTCCCTGGCAATAACGACAGCCTTGGATGGATTTGACCGGTACTGCCCTATGAGATTCTTTACCAGCTGGCGAATCTGATTCTGCTTCAAAGGTACTTTCCCCTGCATCTTGAGATATACTTCCTCTGTGATATAGCCCTCTCCGTTTGGGTTTTTCACATAATCGCCCCACTGATTACCCCTGTAGTACCTTCTTGCTCTCCTCCTCCGGGTGCGGAAATCACGAAGCGCCTCCCAATCATTCCTGCATATTTCAAGGAGCTTCATGTTCGCATTAATCATAGTCATATCCTCGGCAGTCGGAAGGGGAATCTTTGTCTGCTTGCGCCCGACCTTTGAGCTTGTACGGCTTTTAACCAGATTCTCGTTAAGTTCTCGTATCATCTTTCTTCAATTTTAGAATATTCATTCACAAAATTACGGATCAGTCTCTCCTGGGTATCTTTCAGTTCTTTGACCATCTCTGAATCTCCCTCCGCATCTGCCAGGTCTTTCTTTATATAACGCAGCTCAGCCTGCAAGGTCCTGTAAAGATTAATCTTCTCCTGCCATTTGCCACTTACAGGCATTTCTTCCTCCGGAGTGCCCTTATAGGCTCTTTTCACACTTGACTTCGCGTTGAGGTAGTGTTCAAGTTCGTCCACGACGTCCTGGTATTTTAATCTTGCAGTGCTCATCCAGGGCTGCCTTATAAGTCTCCTGGCAATAGGAATGTCATTCATATTGATCTCTTTTATCATAGAGTTCAAATCCTTATCTTTTATTGCCTCCTTGGACCCTCTCACGATATTCCCTGTGGTCTTGATTATGTCATTCCAGAATTGACCACGACCACCGAGCCAGTAATTAAACAGGTGCTCAGCCTTTGATGGGTTTACATCAAGCCACTCCGTTACCTTCTCCAGCTCATCATTACTATTTACCCAATATTCTGCATCAACATTCTTGTCGCCTCCGCCTGCCTGGTAAAAGAAATCTGTTACTGACTTAAAGGCTGGATTTACATTATTGCGGTATGATCCGGCATCACTGACCTCATCCTCAAGTCTCTTTGTAAATGGTTCCTTGTAAACCGATGCACCGGAGAAATCCTGATTCACCGAAATATCATATATGGGGACAAATGTTGTAAGAATAAGCGGTCTTACTGTAAAACCTGATCCCTGCTGATTAAGGAATTCTGCCGGATTGACTGGAGTAAGACTGTTAAACAGGTCAGATAATATCCGATGAGCCTCCATCCCAAGTGTAGGACCATCCATAAATGCCAGCTCATAGGCTGCTACTCCAAGACTATGGAACCACCTGAATCCATGAGGAAGGGGCATTGTTATAATATGATCCCCAATAGTAATACAAAACATATTATGTCTCAGGTAAGGATTAAGCTTCTGATAGATATTCTCCCCAAATTCATCATCCTCACTCCAGAGACTACTGAACAAGGCATCCAAGAAGCCCATAGCCATCATTCCTGCTCCCCAAGCAAAGAATTTCTTCCAGTGATGCTTGGCAAGTCCAAGGATATTCTCTCCTCCCTGGATGCCGACATTAAAGAAGGAATAAAGCGATCCCATCAGGCCAGATATTCTCCCTTTGCGGTTGAAATTCACTGTAATATTCTTTGCAGCATAGGCAGCCTCAGCCTTGGTATAGCCAAACTCTATCATTGTTACATAGGTAGCAAACCTGGAAAGATTTTCCGACCTTATCGCCATGTGATCCATCCATTCCCCAAGGTTGCGCATGATCTGAGCATGGAGAATCTTGTCAGAGGTAGTATTTGTCTTGTTAATCCTGGCAATATCCCGCTGAATGTTCTTCCTGAGTTTATCCACATCCTCCATGTGTATCCAGCCGGTCTCTCCTCCCATGATCTTAAAGTCAAGGTACATGGAATCAAGTTTCTTATCCTCTGCAGTAACTCCCTGTTTTCCGGCAAGATTCCTGATGATGGCAGCTCTTGACATTTTCAGACTCTTAATAAACACTCCGGCCCGCTTGCTGTCTCCCTGGATCAGATGCGACAACACTGCATATTGGAGGTCCCTCATCTGGTTGATCGGGATAAAGGCAGGGTTCTTGGCAGTAAAGTTAGTTGAAAGCCAGCGGGTGAATGATCCTATGCCAGTATAATCCTGCAGGACGTAAGCTACCTGGTCCCATCTTGAGGGTGTGCGGTTGATCGCATCGGCAACATCGGCAGGAAGTACCATGACATATTTATCTCCTCCGATATAAACCTCAACCTCATGCTCCTTGGCTTGATATGAAGGTCTCCTGGCGAAGTGTCTGGTATCAGACTTCTGCCTGACAAACCCCTCGTCAAACAGGGCTTTGTCCGGTTTTTCGGTTATTTCAACATAGTTTTTCTCTCCGGTCTCCGGATCAGTAGTCCCATCCCATACAAACCATACTTTCTTAAACCGGTGCAAGTCGTCCATCTCAGGATTGTTGCGAATAAGCCTTGAGGCATGTTGCTTGATCCTGTTTTTCTCTCCGTACATTATGGATGTATGCCCCATATTTACTATGTACTGCAGTGGATCATCAGCCTCAGAGGTCCTCCCGAAAGCTTTCCTGAATGGATTAAACTCCTTACCGATATCCTCCCTCTGGTATTCATACATTGCATCCTGCGGAAGTGGTTTGAAGCCTCTTAGCGGAACATAGTACCTCCACCTGCCCTTTACTTCATTATATATTTCCTCACTGATGAATCCGTTATTAAAGTCCCTGGTCAGGTTTGCTTCGGTAGCTTTATTTATCAGCTGCCACAGCTCATTAATGGAATTCGGGTCCATCCGGCTCTCATAACGGATCACCTTATTCATTGCCTCCTCAGTAGTCAGCCCTCCGTAAACCTTACCTGATGCTTTCGGGTGCATCGCAATAAACCACTCATTGCGTTCAGGGATATGTTTTGCTTTAAGATAGTCATTAAACTCGCTATATGTCAGCCCTGAGCCTTTTATGATCTCAGCAACTTTCTCAATCAGGGGTACAACATATTCCTTGTCATAAATCTCTGTCTGTGCCTTGACGGCTCCATGTGAAAGATTCTCCTGGCGGTAGGGATTTGACATCTCATCAAGCTTGCCTCCCCTTCCTGTGATCTTATTCTGCCATTCTCTCACAGACAGCATCCTGTTCTGCCACAACTCTACGGATTTCTCTCTTTTTGTTTGAAGAATGTTTGCCGGAGGTCCAATATATTTGGGTTCCTCCTCTGCAACTTCATAGCTTATCTCCCCGATTATTTTGACATTAGAGTCATCAAATATCACAAAGTTCTCGGCTCCCTTATATCTTTCGCTGAAAGGCTCCTTATATGTATTGCCATCTATGCCAGCCCTGGAGAAGAATAATGATGCCTGCCTGTCAGATTCAAGTCCCTCTGCAACCTTCTTATACAGATCGCCTCCGGTCATCTCTGACGGCTCTATAAGCCCGATATCTGAAAGCATGGACAGGTAGTTATACAGGTCTATCTGATTCGGATTGTCAGCCTCTCTTGCAAGCTGGGAAAGCACAAGGTCCATATTCTCGGCACTAACAGGCTTATCCCAATCCATCAGGTTAAGCTGCTCAAGTTCCTTCCCTCTGCCCATTATTGTTTTATACAGGGCTGATGTTACTGGTATGGGGTTATTATACAGGAATTCGGCTGCCCTTATGAATCGGTTCTTTATAACAGGGTCCTGGGCATATTTGTTTGCCTTGCCTTCAAGGTCCCGTATGCTTCTTTCGTAGTCATGCTTATTGCGGAACATGGCTTTCTCCAGCACCCTTTTCCCTTTCTCTCCAAGTGTCCTGTGGGCATTCTCAAGGTAATCTGAGATATTCTTGCTCTGTATGGCAAGATACTTTGCGAGCCCTTCGCTTTTTGTCTGGTAAAGCCCGTAGCCACGATAGTTCTCGCCAACTCCGGTCTTGATATTCCGTTTCAGGTCAAATCTTACGATATCCTGAGTCTTTGATCCATGCCATGCAACCATATCGCCGGCGAAATCAGGTTTCTCTTTTGCCTGCCTCTTAACCCACTTGAAGGAATCTCTAAGCAGTTTTTTGACCTCAAGATCGGTTAATCCCCTGTTGAAAACCCTGTTGATAAGCCTCTTGACAAATTCCACTATCCGCTGCCATAGACTTGGATGCAGATTCTCATTGGTAGCCATTCTGCCAAAATATTCATGGGCTATCTTGCGCTCATCTGAGCCATAAAGACTGCGGATATTTTCTCTGTCCACTTCCGACATCCCTTCATACACCTTCTCCAGGATAACTATATAGCGATCCCATCCAAGCATCTTCGGCAGACCATAATGGGAAACAATTTCATGAAAGATGCTGTTTATTGCCTTGTTCGGATCATTGAATGTACTTGAAACGATATAGACTTGAGACTCTCCTTTATCGGGATTTGAAAGGAGAACTGCCTTTGGAGTGAATTTCTTACCAAGAAGAATTGCATCTTCCTTCATATCGTCCTTCAATTCTTTTGGCAGATTCTCTACTTTTTCTACGACAGTTATGGGTACTCCAAGCTCCTTGGAGAATCTATCGGCAAGTCTTTTGATCTCACTATAAACGTCCTGCTTGAAAAATTCTCCTGCAAACAAATCTCTCCGCCTTACTTCCTCGGCAAGATCATACTGAGGCATCCCTCTTTCAGCCATTTCCCTCATCTCCGGTGTGATCTCAATAGCAAATGTCTCCTCGTTTGATATCTCAAATTTTCCTGTTCCCTCGGCAGGGGGCAAAGCATTGCCGAACATATCCTCCTCAATATCTTCCGGATTTACATATTTCCCCTCGCTGGCATCAATCCTTATAGTTGAAGGTGTCTGTCCAAGTGCTGCCTTGGCGAGATTGCCGACTATCCCAAGCTTACCTGTTTCTGTTGATCCGTAATATGCCAGCATCCCTTCTCCTCCAAGCTTGAGATCGTCTCCCTGAAATTCAATCCGAGGCCATTCGTGCATAGAAGCAATAATAGCTTCAGATTGAAGTCTCTGATATTCCCTGGCTTCATCAAGCGATGCTTTTGAATTAGTTATCAGGAATCTCTCAATAAATAAGTTAAGCACTCTTGTCCTTTCCCAGCCCTCTGTCTCTATCGGAGGCAGTTCTTTCTTGTATTTCTCAAGCATCCTGTCTTTGAAATCAAGAAATCTATCCCTTGCCTTATCATCATACGAAGTTGGAATTATTGCCTTAAATTTCTCCATAGCCTTCTGAGTCATCTCGTATCCTATGACCTGCTCAAGCTCTTTCTCGTTGTTTATTCCATCCTTGGTGATAATTGTTTCATTGGCTCCGTTTAGCCCATCAACTACATACCAGGTAGCTCCGGCATCGTCAGTTTGTTTTGATATAACAAGCCTCTGAATATGCTTGCGGAGGTCATATCGTGCATTTTGCATCTCTCCTGATGTCCAGGCTATATAATCTGCCCCTTCCCTGATAGCATCTTTAAGAGCCACCTTTAAGGCAAGTTTTGTCCAGGCATTAGTATCCCGAATATAGGGACCAATAGGAACGCCTTCATCAGCTATATTTCTCCTCCTCTCAACGAGATCATTTATAATAATCTCATGTGCTCCACGTTTCCGGATCAACTCTTTTCTATTATAGCCAAGGAACCTATATTCCTCCTCAATCTCATTCATCCGCTTAACAATAGCATCCCAATCCCTGTTATTTCTGACTTCTTTCTGTTCCTTTTCAAGACGGACATATTCAGGATTGGTGCGATAACCGTATTCAAAGTTCTCTACCTCACCTGATGAGGCTCCTGGAGGAAGTCCAAGTTCCTGCATCCTGCCGATAGTAACTCTCAGATCAGCCTCAACAAACTCTTTTCCGGCTCTTACCTCATTGATCTTGGCATCCATCGCCGTCAATTCAGCTGATATCCCGCTTAATCTGAATCCTTCTTTCCTGCCCTTCTCAGCCCAATCACTCTGTATCTCCTCAATGAAATATATCCGTTTATCAGCCATTCTACGTATTTCGTCCCTGTATTTTACTGCTTCATCAAAATCAGGTGTCATATATATGGTATTTCCCTCCTCTCCTTTATAGCGGACAGCCCATATTTCTTCGCCCTCCCTGTTTTTCTTGCGTACTATCTCAAGTTCACTGGCGAAGCCTTCAACCGGCAGCCTCATGCTCCTTACATCAGCCCTGAGATGAGCCACTATATTCGGCAGATCAAAGTGCGGACTAATATACGGTCTTTCTTTTGGGGTCTCGGATGTGAGCAATATCTCCCTGTAACGCTTCTTAGGTCCA